AATATCTTCCACAAGGTGCAAATGTAGATACTACAACTATCGCTGCCGACATCATTAATCGTAAGGTTGCTAATATCGCACGTTCAGTTGAACAAGCTTTGTGGCAAGGTAAGACTACTTACACAAATTCAACTGTATTAAAGCAATTCAATGGTTTCTTAGCAACTGTTGATGCTGGTTCAGGATTTGTTTCTGCTACTCAGCAAGCTTCAATTTCTGCTTCAACTGTACTTGGTATCTTTGAAGATATATACACTAAAGTTCCAGCTGCTGCTATCTACAATGAGCCAGTTATAGCTTTCTGCGGAATGGATACTTTCAGAATCTTGTTAAATAAGATTACTTCAACTTATGGATTCTACGGTAACTACACAACTGATGCTGCTGCTGGACGTTGGGAAATTACTTATCCGGGTACTAACATGAAAGTTATTGCAGTACCGGGTATGAATGCTGATAATCCAGTTGACACAGGTTCTTTACCAACTGCTGTTAAAAACCGTATCGTAGCTTCTTATGCTTCTAACTTCGTAGTTGGAACTGATTTAGGAACTGACATGGCTAACATTGAAGCTTGGTATTCTCAGGATGACAGAGTATGGAAAATGTACTCACGTTTCAGACTTGGAACAGCTATTAAATTCATGGATCACGTAGTTCAGTACACTAACTCTTAATAAACAAAAATAAGGGTGGGAGAAATCTCACCCTTTAAAAATTAAAAAAATATGGCTTGTAATTTTTATGAAGGTATAGCATTAGCTTGTAACGATGGAATCTCTGGAGTTCAAGCTATTTGGATAACTGAGTTCAACTCGGTTACATCCACAACAGTAACTTCCGGTAGTATTACAGCTTTAACACAAGCTGCCGGAACTAAATTTTGGTATATAGATTCTCACTCAGAAAATATTTCTTTTACTCAAAGCACCGTTGGAACACAGACTACTCCTTATTCCACTACGCAGACCTGTACATTCACTGTGAATGTCCATACAGCTAAACTTCGTAACTGGATAAATACAGTAAGGCAGAACAAGTTCATGGTATTGATAAAAGACGGTAATGGTAGATATCAGATGATGGGTGCTACTCGTGGTGCTTACGCTTCTCAGATTGATTCCACTACCGGGAAAATGTTAGCTGATTTTAGTGGTTCAACTTTTACATTTACTGCAAAAGAACCATTTGAAGCTTATTATGTTGATGGTTCAGTAGTAACTGGATTAGCAACTGGATCATAATATTGCTTTGTTGTGTGTTGGTAAAGCCCATCCCCGTAAGGATGGGTTTTTTTTTGAAACAAAATTTGACCTTATCACACTTATTATTGTATGCAGTTAATAACACGAGGAACGAACAGCACTATAATTTTTACCTTAAAAGAAAAGCAAACTTTAACTAATCCATATTTTTTATTTGAATTAAGATTTAGAGGTGATGGAACTACCGTTAAAACTTTTGTTGCTTCTGATAGTTCTACTTATACTGACAGATACAATCAATTCTTAGTTACCGAAGTAAACGCTGGTAGTGAAATACTTACTAGCGGAACGGTTAATTTGCAAAATGTCGGTGAATGGCATTATAGAATATTTGAACAAACATCTTCAAGTAACTTAGATGTTGTTAATACTACATCTGAACTTGAAAACGGAATTATAAAAGTATTAACTGGTACTTCATCAACTTCATACACACATCAAATATCAGATAATAGTTATACTTACAATCCATCATGAACGAAATAAATTATAAATACGTTAGCATTAAATTAGGGAATCACAAGCCACCTATTTTTAAAGTTGTAAAAAACCAAGATTGGATTGAATTTGGCGTTGAACCACCGTATAAGAATAATTATCCAAAATACTTACAATCGCTTTATGAAAGAGCAAATCTTCATGGCGCATTTTTAAAGGCAAAACAATACTATATATCAGGTGCTGGATTAACTATTGATAGGTCAGCAAAGACTGTTGGAGATATTTCTGAGTTATTGCAGATGCTTAAAGAAACTAATTCTTTGGGCGAATCAATATCTGATATACTTAACAAATGTGTATTAGATTACGTTATATTCGGCGGTTGCTATGTTGAAGTTAATTGGTCAATCAATGGCAAAAAGTTTGAGATTACTCACATGCCATTTAATAATTTACGTAGGTCAGTAAATAATGATGGTTTTTGGTATTCAAATGATTGGTCGCAGACTAAACAAAATCAGACAAAAGAAAAAACAGAACTTGAATTTATACCGGATTACGATACTGAGAGTGCAAGCGGTAAGCAGATTTATGCTTTAAAAAGCTATGGGATAGGAACAGAATATTATCCAAAGCCTGAATATTTAGGACTTGTGCCATGTGCAGAGGTAGAAACTGAAATAAGTAACTATCATTTAAACGCTATTAAAAGCGGTTTTCACATTGGTACTATTATCACATTTATCGGTAAGCCATCACCTACGGAACAAGATGAGATTGAAAGACAGCTAAAAAATAAGTTTCAAGGAACTGATGCAGCTGGTTCATTGTTATTGCAGTTTACAAGAGATAAAGATGGGCAGCCACAAATCACTCGTTTAACTGCTGATGACTTAGATAAGAAGTTTGAAACGCTTACAAAGTGGGTTGACCAACAATTAACTGCTGGACATCACATGAGTCCGATAATCGCTGGAATCAAAACTGAAGGTCAACTTGGAGGTAGAAGTGAAATAGATTTAGCGTTTGATTTATTTAAAAATACTTGGGTTAAGCCTAATCAGAAAGTAATTGAAAATTGGATAAATAAGTTGTATGAGTTTTACGGTTTTGAAGATAGGATAAAGTTTAAGGAGGTTAGACCGATAGCACTGTAGCTACTAAGGTACTTGAAAAGATGACTGATGATGAAATACGTTCAATTGTAAATCTTAAGGAATTAACTGAAGAACAAAGAACTATACTTAATCCTACGCAGCAGTTTAGCACTCAATCAATATCAGTTGAAGATATTATCATTTCTGAGTTTTCACAAGTTGGAGAATCAACTTCATTTTATAACATCATTGAAAGTAGAGATATGACTCCTGAAGATTATCAGAGTTATGCTACTTCATTGGAAAAGTCAATACTTGCAATATTAGAAAAAGATCCTTTGGCAACTGACAGAACAATTGGTGAAGCATTAAAGAAAGATGAAAAAACAATTACTGAAACTATTGCAAAAATGGTATCAGATGGATTGATTGAAATGGGTGAAAAGAATCAAGAAGGTGTAGAAATAAGAAAAGCAAAAGTAAGTGCTGAGGGTAAAGATTTAGCAGAAGATTCTAAGGTTGCTGAAATGGAAGTAAGATACTTTTATGATTGGAAAACTGGAATACCTTCGGGAGAAAAAGATACTTCAGCGCATCCATCAAGACCATTCTGTAAAAGGTTAATGGATTTAGATAAGCTTTACACTAGAACAGATATAGACAGGATTTCAAATAGAGTTGGTTTAAATGTATTTATGTATGGTGGTGGATGGTGGAATATGGGTAACGGTGTTAACAGTCCATCATGCAGACACATTTGGAAATCAGTAATAGTAAAACGTAAATAATGGCACAAATATTTTTTATATCATCACAATACGTTAAAGAAAATTCCATCGTTGATGAAAACGTGGATGAGAAATACATTAGGGTAGCAATCCAAAATGCTCAAAGAAACCAACTGATTTATATTATTGGATCAGGACTTTATAATGAGATTGCTAGTCAGATTCAAAATAATACTTTAACTGCTCTCAATATTACTTTACTGAATGATTACATTGTGCCATGCTTGCTTAATTATACACTTGTAGAGTTAAGTCCGTATTTACTTTATAAGTTAAGCAATAGAAACGTAGGGGTTAAAGATGCAGAAAGAGTTTCAGCAACCGAATTTAATCGCTTAGATGACATAATGAAAAAATTTGAGTTCGATGCTGAACTTTCTGCTGATAGGATGCGTAAATATTTAATTACATACGAACCACAATATCCATTGTGGACTAATCCGGGCAACACAGTTGATACTATTTATCCTCGCAGAGATTCATTTTACTGC